TCACCTTATTGCGCTCAGCAAGTGCTGCTGCAAGCTGTGCTGCGCCCGTGATACCCATCAAGGCAGCAGCAGGAATACCAGCAGGGAAGCCCAATTCAGAGAATGTCTTAGCGATTGCAGAAGCAGTGGATGCGATGATCTGCGCTGCTTGAATAGCGAAGTTAACATCCGCATATTTCTTCTGAATCTTCAGCTTCTCATTAGCCTTCTTCTTCTCAAGCTCTGTAGTGTCTTTACCAGCGTTCTTAGCTGCTTCAATCTCAGCATCATACTTGGCATCGACGTTGGCAATCTCTGCTTGTTGCAATGCCTGTGCTGCTCCACTGGTAAGATTAGAATAGTAGTCGAACGCCTCCTTCATCTTGGCGATCTTCATGTTCTTCACCGCCTCTTCATACTCTTCTTCAGATATCTCTTTATTTTGAAGGTGCATCTTCAACTGTTCCATTTCAGCGTTGTATAACTCCTGCTGGGTAACGAGTCCATACTGCTGACGTATCTGAAGGCGGTGTTCTTCTGCCTGCTGGTCAAGAAGCGTAAGAGCCTGTTGACGCTCCTGTTCATTAAGCAGGGTGTCACTCTCTATCTTCTTGCGACGTGCGGCATACTGGTCCTCGAAAGTGTCAAGTCCGTATTCTTGTCGAGCCTGTGCCTTCTGCTCTTCAGCTTTTTTCGCATAATCAACGATGATTGCAGCCTTAGCAGCTTCGTATGCATCAGTGACCTCCTTCTCACGCTCTCCATTATCCT